GAGCTAGGATTTCATATCTATTCTTACTAAACTCTTCTTGATTTTCTCTATCATATAATGCTGTTTCATAACTTCTTGTTTCATAATTAGAACCTACAGCTAAACAATCTTTGATTGCACTTTCTCTAAAGAAAGGTCTATTCGCTAAATCTCTTAATTGTGTTCTATTATATACGTGTCGTTGTATAACATAGTCTGCATCATCAATAGTAACAGCATCTGGGTCAGGATAAAAATCCCAACAACTAACTGCTTCTACTCTTGGAACTAATTTATTAATAGGTTTATATTCTCTTTCTCCTTCTTCATTTAGTTCCCATTTATGTTCTGCTTGTTCATAGTTAAAAGGACCTTTAAGAATACCTGTACCTAATAAACACATTTCAAATAAAACATGTCTCATTACAGATATTGCATGGGACTCTTCTAACTGGTCATGGATTAAAGTTTCCATGTTTTTAGCTGCCTCATTTGCAGGTTCTATTTGAGGCATAGTTTTTAAATCAGGTGCAGCACCTTCTTCAAAACCTGCTTTTTCGTATTTACTTTTTAAACCATTTAGTATTTCATCTGCAGTAGCACCCGGAGATATTTCTCTACCATCACCTTCAAAACCATAGATGTCTTCCATACGAGCATCTTGTTGTTTTAAATTATCGGGTTTTATGTGTGCATACTTAGCTACACCTAAAGGGTCTGAAGTAGGTTGTATTCCAATAGGAAACTTACCTTGTGAAAATAACACTTCGATAAGTTGTCCATAAGAAGCTAATACTTTAGTTTTTGTTACCTTAACAAATACTTTAGACTTCTCTGAATCACGAAAAGCCATATCAGAACCATAGATTCCTCTATAGTTTCTGTAAGACCTTAACCATCTTTTTTCATCATATAGACGTGCCTGTTCTGCTTCTTTTAATCTAGATTCAATTATATAACCTAGATTACTATAAGAATCATCTTTAGCATCATCTAATGATTTTACTTCATCAGTTTCAGATAAGCCACTACTGCCTATATTACTATGTGGCATTTATATTCCTTAGTAGTCTCTTTCGTCTGCCATTGAGAATACTTTTCCGTCTACCATGCTTTTCTTTTCTTTTGGGAAATCTTTATTAACTCCACCTTCAGCATAATCAGCAGGAAAAGCTGAAGCACCTTTTACAACATTAGTTTTGGAATCGCCTTGCTTTGAAGCTTCGTTTCCATACATGTTTTCAGGTAGTTCACCTTGTACATATTTTTTCATGATTGCCATTTTATTTTTCTCCTTTTAGTTGTTTTTGTATGTAAGGTAACAACCAAGGGTTATCTACACATACAGTAGTTAGTCCATTCGCAAGAGTATTGCAAATTTTTTCTTCTTCTTTATCATCTAATTCTATTCCCCATTGAAATACTATTGCATGAAATATTTCATGTATTAAAGTATTAGCATGAGATATATTATCTTCTGTTGATGATAAAGCTATCATTCCATCGGATGCAAGAAACTGTCCATTTATTTCATTACATTTAGATACAATGGAATCTAAACTTTTTATTTTATAATTTTTATATCCTATCTTAATATCTTTCATTTTAATTTAAATTCAAAACCTACAACTATTCCAACATTACCTTCTACTTCATATGCAGGTGCTATAAAAAAATTATCTTTTTTAATTCTTAACATTGGTGCAATATTACTTCCTGTATATCCAGTAACTAAACCATATTCTATTTCTAAATTATTATAGTTATATATTTTTCCTATATAAGAACTTGCGTTATATTCACTATTATAATATGCTCCTAGTATAGTATTATCTAGTGTACATCGTGCATGAGGATGTATAGAATTATATTCATTATCTAATCCAACATGCATTGAAACTGCTAGTAATAAACTAAGACAGCTCAATATCCAAAAACTTTATCTGCCGGTGCTGCACGTTTAGGTTCATTTGTTTTATCTATAAAATCTTGTTTAATAGGATGTATTGGTCTACTCATACAACCATATCTAAGTGCATCATAAGCATGGTCTTCTGCATGTGTATCTACATCTTCAGGATTATTTTTATCTGTAGGTAACATAGGTAATGTTCTAACTAAATTAGTACAGTTATCTAAAATAAATAAAGAAGGATATCCTGTTTCTTCATCAGGTCTTAATCTTTTATGTAATTCTAATTTACCTGCTACTCTACTTCTAGGACTTCTATCAGATGGTCTCCATCTACAACCTTCTAATATCATTGTCTCTGCAATACTTGGTCCTATGTCACCTCGTCTTGCCCAAGTAGAACTATCTAGTACACCATATCGAATATACTCACCTTGTTCTGCTTCTAAAACTTTTCTAGCAAATAAATCTGCTGTAATTTTTTTTGTATATAATTCTCTGTAAACAAATAAATTATTATCAAAGTCTACAGCTATCCATAAACAACAAGCAGGTGAACTATATCCCCAGTCACATGCTCTAAATCTCATCCAGTTTCTAGGAATATCAAAAGGTTTAATAACATGAATATCTTTACTAAACTCTGGAAAAGATGAATCTTCAAATGCTTCCCAATTACCTTCTAAGAATTGTTTTCTTTGTACTTCAGGTAACGAAGCTAACATAGCATAATAATCATCAGTCTGCATTAGATAAGGATTATCTTCTAGTTTAGCAGGAATAAATCTTCTAGATATTTTTTTAATACCTGTTGGTGTTTTAATATTTATATCAAACTTTGTATTAGGTACTGCAGGGTCAACAAACATATTCTTAACCCACATTGAACCTACGTTTCCCGGATTGCCTGTTGCTCTCATATAGACAGGAATATCTGGGTCTACACTTCTCAAAGAAGACCGAAGAAAATTATATATATCTTCGGTAGGATATTGCGGTAGTTCATCTATTCCAATCCAAGTATATGATTGTCCTTGGTAACGTAAAGCATCAGTTAAATTTTCCGCATATCCAAACTCTATTCTAGCACCTGAAGGGAACTTCCATTCTTTTTCTTGTTCTCTCCATTTAGCACCGGGATAAGCTTTTGAATATAACTGTTGTGAGTGATTAATTAAATCTCTCAACTCAGGCATTGTCCGTCTAATTAATAATGCTCTGTGTTTTTGTTTATGACAATAACGAAGTGGGTCAACCAACATAGCGTATGATTTACCGCCACCTCTTGCTCCACCATAAAATACTTCTCGTTCTGGTGCTGCTAAAAATTCTGTTTGAGGACCTTCATTAGGTTCAAAGATAATATCTCTATCTTTAATAGCTTCTCTAATATTAGGAGTTGTTTCTTCAATCTTATCTTTTTCAATAAGTTGTTCTTCACCTTCTAATACTTTATCTAATTTTTTTAACTTGCTTTTTGTAGACCAATAATTAGCTTGTGCTTTTTCTAGGTCTTGTTTTTTTTCACGTAATAAATCTTGAGCAGACTTACGTGCTTTTTTTTCTTTTATAGTTAAAGGAGTATTTAAATTTTTTACTCTTCTTCTACCAGATTTTTTTGGTTTTGGTTCTTCTACCAACCTTTATGTATGACCCTTTTTAGCACTTCTCTTAATCCCATACCTGTCAGCTTTCTACCTGTATGATGTGATAACCATTCTGCAGTTTCTCTGTATGAACAATCATTGTCTATAAACTTTTTTGCTTTTTTAATTAACTCCATATGTTCTTCGTTTTGTATTAAAAAGTCAGGGTCTTCTTCTGATACTTCATAACCATAAGGAATTACTCTAGCATTTTTTCTTCTTGCTATTTTAATTTTTTCAGTCATTACTGAAACTTTTGTCTAATTCTTTGCTCCGCTAATTCTTTTTCTGTAAACATTTCTCCACTACCCATTTCTGTTGCACTAAGTGGTAATGTCAACATTGATAATATTGGAGTTAATTTTAATGTTGTAGCTATTGTTTTCAAAAAAGAAGGTGACTTAGTTACCATTACTGATGAACCACCTATACCTAATTTTTTTGGAGTATCTACTACAGTATATTCTTTTCCTAATGTTTGTTTAACAAATGTATTTAATTCTGTTTGACTAAAAGGTTTTTGAAAAGTATTAGTTCCACCTTTTTTCATAAGAAATCCATCTTTGTAAGGAACTCTTGTTTTACCTTCTGTAGAATCTCTAGCAGTAATAAAAGCTACGCCATCATCTGATAACATATTTCCAATATTATTAACAACATTTTTTCTTTCTTGTATATCATCTATAACATTTAATACCATATGATTAACTACAGCTTTTTGTGATTTAAGTCCTTCACCTTTTGCTAAGGTATTAACATTTATATAATCTGGATATCTACCTTTTGATTTTATAATTCTTTGTTCATCTACATAAGGTTCCT